TAAATCGCGCATTCCCCACTTTAATTGATGATTCATATACTACATCCCGACATGTCCGACGTGGCTGGTACAGTAGTATATTTGCTAACTAGGATTGAGGTACTCCAATCTAAAATCAGCCAATCGTACAGAGACGTTGGCGAAGCCACACGTGAGATTGGGCTGATCAACAATCTGTTGGTTCAGCTCAAACCGGTGCCTCGCGCGTCACCCCCTCACCTTGAGGAGACCCGCATGCATCCGGCGATCAGACCACTGGCGCCTAAGCGAGCTGAATCTGCTGAGAACTTAAAAACGCGGTACCCCCGCTTTCCCTTTGGTCGAAGCCCAACCGATCCCAACATTCCTGAATGACCATTCCCCGTAAACGGAGAGGATCATTCGGATCATACGACATCGAGGACCAGGAAGCCATTGAGGAACGAAAGGAACGTCGCGTACTGGCTCACACGCTTGCGTTTCGTCATCGTATACGCCAGCTTGATAGTCGTTCAAGAGATCAACAATATTCTGATCTCCGCTCGAAAGGCATATCAGGACTTAGAGCGTTTGTAGCAGCATACGACAAGATGCCTGCTAAGAAGAAGCCTCAAGGCATCGGTGCAAAGTACCGCGCCGCGAAGAAGGCCAGGAACTATGGTGCCACGGCCTCCTTCAACAAAGCCCTTGTGGCTGCGGTCAAAAAAGTGGAGAACAAGTCTCACGAGACGATGTACTCTAACTTCGGCATCACCTGGAACAGCGCCATCGCGCAGTCATCTGGTGGGTTCCAGGTTGGTGGCTTCCAAGCCACCGCCGGTGCAAGCGCTAGCTCTCCGGCCAATGTGTTTGGTTCACCCAACCAGATTCACCTGATCTCCATCCCGGCCCAATGCCAGACCGGTAACGGCGGTCAGAATGGGTACAGGAGAGGTCAGCACGTGCAGCCTCTCGGTATCCAGTTTTGGTTCCGTGGTTGGCTGCAGAACATGACCAACAGCCACGATTTTCATATCGTATTGGCTAGGTGGAAGTCCACAACAACCTCGATTGTTTCTGGTAACACCGCTGGTTCCTTGCCTCTCGTCAGCACCCATGCGGGGCTGTCGCTCTTTGAGCAAGGTGTGTTTGGACCCAACAGCAGCGGTTTCCTCGCGAGCAACAGTGCGATTGCCGAGTGTAACAGTGCATCGCGTTTCAACAGGGACGCCTGGGACGTCAAGATGCACAAACGCTGGACGACCCCTGCCCCTGCGCAGAGGGAGTGTTCCAACATGAACGTGTACCGTCAGTCTGTCAAGTGCGACGGGTACTACAAGTTTAAAGAGAATGATTGGGACTACATCACCAATACTGGTACCAGTATCAAAGGTGGTGACTACTTCATGTTATTCTGGCAGGAATCACAGGAACCAAGCAGCAACGTAGCGCCTGCTGCCATGTTGCTTCAATGTAACATGGAACTTTCATTCAAGGATGCTTAATTGAATGTAACTACTTTAGTATCAACGCGTTGAATAAAACAATTTTCGAGTAACCAATCAACGTCAACTGAAGGATTGCCCCGCTTATCGCGGTATTCCAAAAGTGACTTGTTAGCAACCCAGACGCTCGGTCTAGACCAATAGACCCTGGTCTTGTGTTTATATTTATCCGAGCAAACAAACTCTTTCTGGGCCCCCAACCAAAATTTGTACATGGGTACAAACTTGACATCATCAATATCATCAAAAAGAGCAAAGTCGACGTCAGGATTGTCCAAGTATTCCTGCAAGTCGAACATACCCCCAAAGTAGCAGTGCTTTCCAAGCGACCTGACCAACTCAGTCTTTCCCAATCGGGTGTCACCATAGACGATCAAGCCCTTGACCCGCCCAGGTGCAGGCGGGGTACCTAAGAAGAGGGCTTCTTCTTCGGTGACGGACAAGGAGTGGTTTGGGTCGCGTAAGCTCTCCACAAGAAAGCGTCTGATCTCTGGGACGGCGTCCCAATCGATTGACATGTTTCCCTGTTTGGCGTAACATGGGCGTTTGGGGGCGTATGTGGTGTCTGCGTAAGCAGAGACCTGGCTTCCAAAAAGGATGAAGTCGCGCGGAGCCAGTTCATAGCCTTTCTGATAAAACTCGTCTCGAGTTGCAGAAGAGCGGATGAGCGCCCAATCTTCTTCGCGAGATCGTTTGCTCTTTGGAGGTGGAGGCCGTTCTGCTGTGCAGAAGACGACGTCTCCATCCTTCCCTGCATAGTCCCAGACGTACACAAAAGTACGGCGTACGCACTTGATGTTCGGGTGATGTCCCGCAATATCAAATCTGCGTTCGTTTTCGGTCTCGAACTTCCGTCCGAAGTCGACGTAAGCGTGATAATGAACTCTTCCATTTTGGTGAAGTTCGCGCCCGATGCGATAGGTAGCTCCCAAGAGTTCAAGAGCGTCTCGCAACGGCGTAACATCCCAACCGTCGGGAACTTTGCTGTACGTGAGCAAAGCTCTTTGGCACGCAAAACGAAATGATCCGGGCTTATTGAGGCGGGATCCGGGCTCGGTGAGAGCGTTGGCGACTTCTGGCGGGAGGGGGGAGGACTCGCGTCCATTCCCACTCGGCTGTGCTGATGGCACTGGTGACCCAGAAATTCGCACACATTGCAGTGTGTCACGCACAGGTGACACAACTTCGTCGGGCTGCACAAACAGCGGGCTTTCTGAGTCCGCATAGGAGGCATTGTCGATGAAATCGTCTGAGAGGTCGTAGGATCCAATAGAGCTTCGAGGTGAGTCAATGCCGATGTCGATATCCATGAGGAGTAAGATGAGAGCCCTGGGGAGGGCGAGGGGGGCCCCATTTATGGGGGGACGGAGTCCCAAGGAAAACCGTCGCTATAATGTTATACGGTTTTCCGCTGGGAGTGGGAGTTCTTGGCACAATGCTGACAATTAACGACCCCTCCCACAAGTGGGTCCATGAGGGATTTTTAAATCGCGCATTCCCCACTTTAATTGATGATTCATATACTACATCCCGACATGTCCGACGTGGCTGGTACAGTAGTATATTTGCTAACT